AGATAATAGAGTCTGCTTTACTACTGCCCACGACCTTTTGACAATGGGATCAGTAGCGAGCATATCCTCAGCAGTGATTACCCAGTTACGCCCCGTCAGTTGTGGATTCTGTTCTTTACCGCTCACATACCCAGATAAAAGATTTGTCCCGGGTATGCCGTAAGTTTTGTAAATGGGTTGAGCATCAACATATTGAGTCTCTTCCCCTTTAGTCTTTAGCGTCATAGCTGGATACATATTTTACCTTTTGAAACATCTTGATACATATTTAAACATTATTGTATGTGGCATATTTAGAGAAAATCAAATAAAAAGCAAATAAATGAAGATTTAGAGAAGCCAGCCCTAGAAACTGCAAGGATAAAGAGAGCCGGCTTGTACTCAATGTGTGCGTTAAGATCGCTAGAAATCATCTCAATCAAGGATACGACAAGAACGCGCTACCTTAACACAAAGCAAAGGCTACTTATTTCAATGTGCATAATCAAAAAGCAATTTTATATCTTGAGTGATGGGCGTGTCTGGTACGAAGGTAAATCGTACGATCCTCAAGACTGTGAATTTTTAGAAGGATCGTATCTAGTGCTCAATGCGATAGATGAAAAAATTGAAAAGCTACCCAAAAAACAAGCTAAAATAGAGCCCGTCCATATACCACAAGAGAAAGATTTAGATATGTCTTTACCCTTAAATTTAGATATGCTCATCACATATCCGTCTATCACATCACAAGCGCCCGTAACTCACACAGCTATCGAATCCCCAGCGCTACCACCAGAGATCAATCAGTTGCAAGAGCTGATCAAATTGACTGGTAATAATTTACCTCTAGCAATAGCGATCTTAATTGCACTGGTCTTTTACAAAGACAAAAAAAAGAAAGACCAAGAGTCTCAAGATCATGCCGTCGCTTGCGATATCGAGAGAAAAGACCTGCTTAAAAGACTAGATGCGATTGAATCCGAATTTAAACAATTTGAGAGAGATCAAGTTAAAATCATGGTCGGCGATGGTGATATCAAAGATCGCATTGATCGCCTTGAGCGCCATGTGAAGAATTTGCAATAGGTCTTAATCCTCTGTCAGCAAATCAATTTCAATCTCATCAATGACAGCCAATAGCTTTTTTTTGATGGGATCATCTTCTTTAAGCAATGCCATAATAATATCTCTGAGTAATTTAACGCTGTGTAGTGTCATCGTTTTCTCTCCTCTTCTTTGCTCTGTATCTAGATATATGCCAGTGCACTGACGCCGGATTGAGAGAGACTGCTTCGCCTATGACTCTCAAAATACAGCCCGCCTCGTACATCTCAACAATCTTATTGATTGCCTCTTGTGATGTCTTCACTCTTGGCGCTACTCGGTAACGCCCGCGCTTGCTGATATCCATGACCAGCCCTAGATCGATCAGCTTTTTGTATCGCAGTTGCCTTGCGGTCTCTGGATTACAGCCCATGACTTTAGCGATTTGATGTACTGGCATAGTATGATCGACAAGCTTGTAATCGAATCTTATAGGCTTTTTGCCCCCCGCCTTTTTGCGTTCTCTAGGCTCTTTAGGCGCTTTAGGTTTTTTCTTTAGCCCGTACTCCATAAGAGTCGCGTCATCTAGCGTTTGCCCTTTTTCAATAAGACTTTCAAGGTAAAGTAATCGATCCATTTAAAATCTCCTCATGCTGGCATTTATAAGATTTCTTTGTTTTAGTTTCTCTTCAACAATATGCGATCTATCCTCGATAGGAAGCTTGACGCCGACTGTTGAATCTGACCATCTCCAATTAATAACATCGTATCTAAGCGCATCGAGCGGGTCTTCATGCCCGTCTTTTTTCGGCTGTTCTTTTTGATCCCATGAGTAAGACAAGATTGCTTTTTTAAAAGAGTTGCCTGTTGCCCTATCGCCAGCATCCCAGACCTCACGAGTGCAAAGAATTTGCTTTGAGTGCATGAGGCGTTTAACGCGATTGATGCCATTCATGATATCGGTACGAATGGGATCAGTAGCCCATCTAAAAGTCATGCCTATGCCCTCTTGCTCTGGTGGTAAAGAGAGCGCCTTGAACGACGATTGAGCGGTATGATCATTGCGATTGCTACCAGCCTTATCACCACTAGCGCCGTCAAGCAAAATCCTATTAGGGTATGAGCTTGCTAGACTACGAGGGCAAGCCTTGAGGAGTATAAGTCTAGCTAGCTCACTTAGTTTTATTTCTTGGGGATTGATCTCACCGCATATCACATCAGCTTTGAGATGTGGATCATGCACGATAAAGAGAACGCTGGGCTTTCTAAATCCGAAGTCAACGACGATTCGACCGCTATACTCTGGCTTATATTGCCAGCCGTCGATTATGTGCGCTTGTGTCCATTCATTGTATATCATGCCAGCTCGTGGCTTAGGTTGATTTTCGATCATGGCAAGGCGCTCGTCTTCTGGTAAATTTTTAGTAGCCTCGAACCAATCGGCGCTCAGATTATTTGCATTGACATGACTGCTAAAAAAGATAGGTCTGCAATTTGCTTTTTCTGCCATCTCTACCCACCACGCGCCCCATACTGGCAAGCCTACCATGATTAATTTAGGCGTTGGCCCACTTCTCAAACGCCCTAGCGCCTTGAATGCAACCTCTTCGGTCAGCATCTGGCATTCATCAATGACGGCAAGCCCCGATGTGATGTTTAGACCTTCCAAAGAGTTTTGCGATGCGTCTTGAGTGCCGGGGCGAAAATACGATCTTGTCCATACTGTATGCCCATTAGGCGCCGTCCATTTGCCCTCAAGTGCATGATATGCCCATCCCTCAGCGCCTAGCCACTTTTGAATCTCTGGCGCTAGCACTTGCCTATAACGACCAGCTGTGTCGGTGATAAGCAAGCTCGATTTATTCGGATGCGCATCAGCCCATAGAGCAAGGGCAAAAACTAAGGCGCTTGTCTTGCCACTACCCCAGCCAGCACGAACGGCTATAAAGTTTTCATTTGATAGCAACAATCTCGATACTAGCTCTTTTTGTAGGTCATTGAGTTTAAGCATACGCCTCGATCCATATCTCTTTTAGCTTGTGCTTTAGGCGCATGATCCGCGTAAAAGTCGTGTTATCTTTCCAGCCCATGAGCTTGGCAATATCCCTATGTTTTAGGTCTTGCGATACTAGATCAATTAACTGCTTATCGTCATCTGATAGTCGAGATAGCATCATGGCTAGATCATGGGCAATGGCAAAGTTTTTCTCAGCATTGCCACCATCTGAGAATCGAGGATGCCCATAGTACTCGAAGCCCCCTAAAACTAGCCCTTTTGTGCTACCAGATTGAGCATGACCTGTTATCAATCCATTCATCGCCATGCTCTCAGTGATCATGCGTTTGTCCCGTCGATGATTATTGTGAATTTGCTGATAAAAATGAATTTGAGTAAGTCTTTTTAGATAAGAATAAAATCTATTTTTACTTTCAAATACCGTCTCTTTAGCAATCATATACTTGTATGTCAGCTCATAAAAGCTTGTGAAGTGATCATCTTTATATGCGCTATCAAAGCTTTTCTTGAGCATATTTTTGAGTAGTGCCATAAAGGCATCATCTGCCATATCGACATGATCGCCATCATTCATCTTGATGACCCAAGGGCTGGGAGGTGGTGGGGCTTGCAGTTTCTTTTTGAGTTTCAATTTCTGTTCCTCGTATCTGGTCAATCATGTCAATCACGATTGACTTAGGTTTTTCAATTTGTTCAATTTCTAGTTTTTGTTGTTGTCCGAATTCATCTCTAAACTGGGTCTCAAGCAAGAATTTAGCGGCTTTCCAATCGGTCTCGGCTGCTATGATCACGGTACGCACTAGGCGAGAGCGCCATGCCAACTTTGCTTGTTCTACCTCAATGGCGAATTTTGAATCTTCTCTCTTCCAGCGTGAGATTGTATCAATATTGAGACCGACAATCGTAGCAGCTTGACCCTCTCGATTGCCCTCAGCAATAAGACTAAGCACTTGCTCTTTTCTAAGCTCAACGCCGGATAGACCTTGAGAGATAGCCTGCTCTGTTTTAGCTTGTACTACCTCTAAAATTTCGCCCTGCTTCTTGAGTTTCTTTAGCTTGTCGATCTTGCTCATGCTTTATGATAAATCCTCCGACTGATGCGCTCGATAGCACTATCTGGCTCGATCTCCTTTAGATACTCGATAGCCTCGGACGCTGGATTATCGATAACAGCCACTAAGCTTTTTTCAATCACGACGCTGGATGTTACATTTAGGGCGCTGGCGATCTCGCCTACTTTTAGCATCATGGCGGTAGGCAAATAAACCGTGTGACTGGCGCGCTTAATTTTTTTGCTCATCGTCCCTCGCTAGAAGATCAAATTTATTTGCTTCGAGTTTCCAGTAAGTTTTGTCCTCAAAAGCATTACAAAT